AGAACGTGGCGATATGGAAGCTAAGCAAGCTGAACTCGAAGGTCAGCTCCAAGAAGTTCAAGCAGCGCAAGAAGCTGCTATGGCTGAACTTGACCAAGCTGTTGCTGAGCAAGACAATATAAGAGCGCAAGCTGCCGAAAAGCAGGTGCAAGCATTAGAAGGTTTAAAACAAGAACTACTTACAGAGCGTGAAAGCATTGTTGGTGGTCTAGAAGGTAATATTGGCGACCTGCAAGGCGAGATAGATGACTTAACTGGTGCTAGAGACTCAGCTGTAGCAGAAAGAGATCAAGCCCTTGCTAATAATGACACCATTCGAGCTGAAGCAGCCGACCAACAAGCTCAAGCACTTGATGCTCAAGCTGGTGATTATCAAGCTCAATTAGATGAATTAACAGGTCAAAGCACTCAATATCAAGGCCAAGTCAGCGAAAGAGATCAAACTATTGCTGACTTACAAGCACAGATAGCTGCACTACAAGATCAAGGCGATCCAATTACAGATCCAGATCCAGGATTACCAGATCCAGGATTGCCAGATCCAGATCCAGGTATAGGCGTGCCACCAGGCGGCATGGAATTATTTGACCCAAGAGGCAAATATGACATGGATTATAGAGAAGAGGCTGAAAAAGATTTTGGTGGGCAACCAGTATCAGATTTTCAAGTTGACCTAGATAAAATAAATGCGCTTTCGCCAGATGATATAAATCCTATGATACCTTTTGATTTAGATATTGATGTAGGCAAAATAGATATGGGCGAATATGGTGATGTAGCTTACAAAGGTGGCAACAAAGATTTTGATGAGACTGGTGGCGGTTCACAATTTGAAACTACATTACCAGTTTTTTCTAAAGGAAATTCTAAAACAAAGACAAATAAAAATAAAAAACCTAGAGATATGATTTTCGCAGGTGCTAGACCAAAAATGGGTAAAGCTGCTAGAATGAAAGGCAGGAGATAAATTATGAATAAATTTAAAGAAGGAATAGAAAACCTTAGAATTTCTGAAGATGGGCAAATGCCTGTTGATATGCAGATAGCAAGAATGTTACAGGAACAAGGTAAAACCATATCCGATATGGACAGAAACTTAATCAAACAAATGCTGGCATCAGGAAATTCTCCTGAAGTTGTTATAAAAACAATACTTGGGCAAAGCGGTAAAACCATGTCAAACATGGACAGACAAATGCTAGCAGGTGGCGGTACACCTTTCCCAGATTTAACAGGCGACGGACAAATTACTCAAGCTGATATCTTAAAAGGTAGAGGCGTATATGCTAATGGCGGCGAAGCTATAGATGATGAGATTGCTGGTATGCAGATGAGCGAAGAAGATGCTATGGCTGAAATACAAGGTATTGCTCCGCAAGCAAAAATGATAGAACAACTAGTGATGGCTGTTATGCAAATGGTGCAACAAGGCATCGGCGAACAAGAGATTATAGATTTCTTAAAAGAACAAGGTTTAGACGAAGAAGACATAGAAGATTTATTTACAATGGTCATGCAACAAATGCAACAAGGCCAAGAAGACCCAATAGCTAGTGAGCTACAGGAGATGAACTAATGCAATATATGAATCAAGGAATGCAACAGATGCAGCAACAACAAGGTATGCCGCAACAACAAGTTGGCAATGCTATGGCTGTTATGCCGCCGCAACAACAACAAGGCATGCAGCAATATAATAAACCTGGCAATAATATGCCGCAGATGTTGCCACAATATAATCAAATGCGTGGCAATGGTGGTGATCCATTCCGAGGCTTACAACAAGGCGGTATAACTTCTATACAGCAACCACCTCAAGATCGTCGAGCTATGCCTCCTATGCAAGATATGAGGCCTGAGCCTATGATGCGTCATAGTAACTATTATACAGATCAACAAAGACCTCCTCAACAAGTTGGCGGTCCTGTTGAACCACCTGGCTTTGGCAGACCTCCTCAACAAGTTGGCGGTCCTGTTCAACCACCTTCTTTTGGTATGCCTCAACCTAGACCTCAACCTGGATTTGGTAGACCTCCTCAATTTGGTGGTGGCTTTATGCCACAACCACCTATGTTTGGTGGAGGCGGTAACTTCGGCGGCGGTGGCTTTGGCAGACCTCCTATGTTTGGAGGCGGTGGCAACTTTGGAGGCGGTGGATTCGGTAGACCCCCAATGTTCGGCGGTGGTAATCAGTTTGGTGGTGGCGGTAATTTTGGTGGAGGCTTCGGTAGACCTCCTCAGTTTGGTGGCGGTAATCCTTATGGCGGTGGCTTTGGCGGCGGCGGTATGGGTGGCGGTTTTGGTAGACCACCTATGTTTGGCGGCGGAATGGGCGGAGGCTTCGGAGGAGGCTTTGGCGGTGGCAACAGATTCGGCGGCGGCAATCAATTCGGTGGTGGTGGTGGTATGTATGGCGGCGGAGGTAGATTCGGTGGCGGACGTGGTGGCTTTGGTGGTGGCGGCAGATTTGGCGGTGGTATGGGTGGAAATCCATTCGGCGGCGGATTTGGTGGCGGACGTGGTGGCTTTGGTGGTGGACGTGGTAGATTCGGTGGCGGACGTAATCCATTTCAAGGTGGCGGTTTAGGCGGTATGTTCCCAGGAATGGGTTTACGTGGCGGTAATGGCGGTCGTTATAGACAAGAACCTCCAAGAAACTTTGGACCTGATAATATGGGTGGTAGACCTCAACAATTTATGAGCACAATGGGCCCAGAAAGTTTGATGCGAGGATTTGCTAGATAAAAATGGCAGAACTACCTAACGTAGAATCTATAGCAGACATGAGTTCAAGGCTGCTTAACAACACGCAACCCACTCAAGCACCTGATGAATTTATGATGAGTATTGGTGAGTATGGTGGAGTAATGCCAAGAAACTATTTACAAGAAGCTCAACAAATGGCTGCTGATACTAGTGGCATAATGGGAATGTCTTTTCCTTATAGCAAAATGCCTTTAAAAAAATTAGAAGAACTATACGAAAAGTTAAGATTAGACTTTAATAGACAGATAAAACTTACTGAAAATATTGATCCTAATGAAAGAGCTGCTGCACAACAAGCAGTTAAAAAAATAAAAGATGAAGCAGTTAAGGTAAAAGAAGCAATAAGCAAAAAACAATGAACTTCTCAAAGTTAACTGAGACAGAGCTCAAAGAAGCTCTGATGCTCAAAGAAAAGCTTGACGGCTTTGAAATTCAAGCTAAATGCCAAGATGATTTTTTGTTCTACGTGGAACACATGTGGCCCGAATTTATATGCGGTCGTCATCATAAAATATTTGCAGAAAAACTTAACAAGGTAGCGTCAGGCGAGATCAAACGTTTGATTGTTAACATGCCACCTCGTCATACTAAATCAGAATTTGCATCTACCTTCTTCCCATCTTTTATTATGGGCAAGAAACCTAAGATGAAGATTATGCAAACAACTCACACAGGTGAACTGGCTGTACGATTTGGTCGTAAAGTTAGAAACTTAATGGATCAAAAAGAATACAGGGATATATTCCCTGAAGTTAAGCTTCAAGCCGATAACAAATCAGCAGGACGTTGGGAAACCAATAAAGGCGGCGAATACTTTGCTGCTGGTGTTGGTGGTGCTGTTACTGGTAGGGGTGCGGATTTACTTATTATTGATGACCCACATTCAGAACAAGATGCAATGAGCCCTAATGCACTAGAATCTGCTTGGGAATGGTACACATCTGGGCCTAGACAGCGTTTACAGCCTGGTGGAGCTATAGTATTAGTAATGACGCGTTGGTCATCTATAGATCTAACAGCCAAATTATTAGAATCTCAGAAAGAACCTTTGGCAGATCAATGGGAAATGATAGAGTTTCCTGCTATTTTCCCTGAAACCGACAATCCTTTATGGCCTGAGTTCTGGCCCAAAGATGAATTATTAAAAGTTAAGTCCTCTATTCCTGGTATTAAATGGAATGCTCAGTGGATGCAGAATCCTACTGCTGAAGAAGGAGCCATTATAAAAAGAGAATGGTGGAAGCGCTGGAAACACAAAACCATACCTCCTGTTAAATACATTATGCAGTCATACGATACTGCGTTTTCTAAAAAACAAACTGCTGACTTTTCTGCTATATCTACATGGGGAGTCTTTAAACCCTCAGAAGATGAGCCTGATTGTTTAATACTGCTTGATTGTCAAAAAGGTCGTTGGGATTTCCCTGAACTAAAAGAAATAGCTATGCGTGAGTACAGTTATTGGGAATGCGATATGGTATTAATTGAAGCTAAAGCTTCTGGTACACCTCTTACTCAAGAACTGCGGCGAATGGGTATTCCTGTAGTTAATTACTCGCCAACTAGAGGCCATGATAAACACTCTAGAATGCACGCAGTTGCGCCTATATTTGAGTCAGGAATGGTCTATGCACCACAAAAAACTTTTGCAGAAGATATGATAGAAGAATGTGCATCATTTCCATTTGGTGCTAATGATGATTTATGCGATACTATGACTCAGGCCCTGATGCGTTTTCGTGAAGGTGGTTTTGTTTCTTTAGCAAATGATTACGAAGATCAGGAAAGGCAAAGACCTCTTAGGGCGTATTATTGATGAGATTATAAAATGGCAATAGAAAAACAATTTTCAGAAGAAATAATAGATACAACAACAACAGAAGATGCAGATTCTTTAGACTCTGAAATTATTGAAGTCTTAGAAGCTATGGGCGAGGGCGAAGAGAATGTGCAGATGCAAGAAGACGGCTCTGCAATATTAGGCCCAGAAGAGCCAATGGCTCCAGAAGTAGGCTTTGCAGAAAACCTAGCTGAAGTTATATCAGAAAAAGAACTATCTACTATATATATTGAGTTAGTAGCAGCTATTGAAAGCGATAAGTCCTCTAGAGAAGATTGGGAAAAAACTTACACAGATGGCCTTAAATATTTAGGCATGAAGTTTGATGAAAATAGATCTGAACCCTTTGCAGGAGCTTCAGGTGTTATCCACCCATTACTAGGCGAATCAGTTACTCAGTTCCAAGCGCAAGCATATAAAGAATTACTACCAGCAGGAGGCCCAGTCAAGACACAAGTTATGGGTGCCTATGATGGATTAGTTGAAGAACAAGCGCAAAGAGTTAAAGAGTTTATGAATTATCAGATTCTTCATGTTATGGAAGAGTATGACGAAGAGCTTGACCAAATGCTTTTCTATCTACCACTTGCAGGTTCTGCATTTAAGAAAGTTTACTACGATGAAACACTAGGTAGGCCTGTATCAAAGTTTGTAGCTCCAGAAGATTTAATCGTGCCTTACTACACAACTGACTTAGAGACTTGTTCTAGAATTACTCACGTTGTTAAGATGCCAGAGAATGATGTAAAAAAATTACAAGCTATTGGTTTTTATAAAAATGTAGATGTAGAGTCTGGAACCAACGTTAATCTTACTTCAGATATAAAATCAGAAAAAGAAAAACTAGAAGGTATGGAGCCTAGCTATGATGATGGCGAAGTATCTATTTTATATGAAGTTCATTGCAATTTAGATTTAGAAGGCTTTGAGGATATGGGTCAAGACGGCGAACCTAGCGGAGTTAAGTTACCTTACATAGTAACTATAGATTCTAATAGTGAAAACATTTTAGCTGTTAGACGTAACTTCAAAGAAGAAGATCCGATGAAGAAAAAAACTGAATACTTTGTGCATTTTAAATTCTTGCCAGGTTTAGGTTTTTACGGCTTTGGACTAACACACATGATTGGTGGCTTATCTAAAGCTTCTACATCTATTATGAGACAGCTAATTGATGCTGGTACTCTAGCTAATTTACCTGCTGGTTTTAAAACTAGAGGTATTAGAATTAGAGATGAAGATACTCCAATACAACCAGGTGAGTTTAGAGATGTAGATGCACCAGCAGGCTCACTTAGAGATGCTATACAACCATTACCATTTAAAGAACCTAGCGGAACTTTACTTAGTTTGTTAGGTCTATTAGTACAATCTGGTCAAAAGTTTGCTTCTATAGCAGATACAAATGTTGGCGAGGGTAACTCGCAAGCACCTGTTGGAACTACATTAGCTTTGATGGAAAAATCAAGCAAAGTGTTGTCAGCTATACACAAAAGATTACACAACGGCCAAAAGAAAGAATTTAGATTACTTGCTACTATCTTTAAAGATAGTTTACCTCCTGTTTATCCTTACGCGGTATCAGGTGGCAATATGCAAGTTAAGCAAACAGACTTTGATGATAAGGTTGATATATTCCCAGTTAGTAACCCAGACATATTCTCTACTAGTCAAAGAATAGTTATGGCTCAAGAGATGATGCAGTTAGTGCAATCTAATCCAGAGATACATGGTCCTGGTGGAACTCACGAAGCTTACAGAAGAATGTATGCCGCTTTAGGTGCAGACAATATAGACCAATTACTTATGCCGCTACCAGATACAACTCCTAAACCTATGGAGTCTGGTATGGAAAATAGTGGTTTAATGATGGGTGGTCCAGCTCAAGCGTTTCCAGAACAAGACCATGATGCGCATATAGCAACTCACGTATCTTTATTAAATATGAGTCCTGTACAAATGAATGCTCAAATTCAAAGCAATATACATTCACACATTATGCAGCATTTACAATTAAAAGCAGATGCACTTGCACAACAACAAATGCCACCTGAAGTTATGCAACAGTACCAACAATTACAACAGCAAGCTCAACAGATGCCGCCACAAGATGCAGCTCCTGTAATGCAGCAAGCTCAAGCTTTGTTAGCACAATCCAGTTCTCCAATTATGTCTCAACTGATGCAAGAATTTGCTCAACAAGTTTCTGCGCCACCGCAAGAAGATCCGCTTGTTACTATTAGAAAGCAAGAGCTTGCTCTTAAAGGACAAGAACTATCTCAAGATCAACAACAGTTTGAATCTAAAGAAAAACTACGTACGGAAGAAAAATTACGTCAAGATAAAATTGATGTAGAAAGAATCCAAACACAAAAAGATATAGCTGAGTTAAAAGATGACACAACTAGAGATAGAATGGATCAACAAAAAGAATTGAAATTGATTGATATTGGTTTAAAAGGATTGTAAGGTAACATATATGAAAAACACAAAAGTATTAAAAGGAAAACAAAGTTACTC